CATTAGCTGTATCAGAGGCTGTTGGAGGTATGTGTAAAGTATTAGTTGGCGCAGTTAAAACAGTTGTCATTCTACCCTCCGAATCTAAATATACTATTCCTACCTCATAATCTCTATCGCTTCTAAAAGTAGGCTTAGGTGAAGAGCCTGATACAGCAGTAGGGTCAATAGTTAACGTATAGGAGACGTCTATAGGCGTGCCGCTGGCGTCAGCAATATCATAAAACTGCACATAATTTCCATAAGCAATACGGCTTCCTATAAGCTCCTGAGACTTAGCCTTTAGTGGTACATTATCAAACAGTCGGGTTGTCTCGTCAGGAGGAAGGACTGTATATATCTTACTATTGTTAAAAACAAAATCAAAGTATCCTGAAGCTGAAAGTGTAGTAGGAAGCTCTCCTATAGGAAAGTTTTCTATTACATTTATATTAGAGCTAACGGTATCTCTAAAAAGTATCTGAACATCAGTGATCCTTTCATCTGGAACCCAAACCCCTACTGACAAAGCTCCATTTACAAAAAAACTTACATTTACTTGATTATATCGGTTTACCATAGAATCAAATTCTGCATCTCCATAGTCATAATTAAACGCTCCTGGAGAAAATGCTGTCGCAGAAAATGGAGAAATCGCACTATATTCATCATTCTCATACTTATACCTACATGCAAATTGAAGAAATTTGTCCTCTATATTATTCTCCTGATTGGTAGTTGTAGTATTACTTAGTGATATAGAGGGGCGATTGATGGGTGGCTTTACTATTACCGATATGTCATCCTCTATAAATGTAGTAATAAAATTAGGAGTTCCAGACGTAGGATAAACCTTATCTACATTTAATCTTCTTGGCGGGTTTAAATCATCTGTCCAGAATAATAAGCTATCTATAATATTAACGCCTGTAATTAGGTACCTGCTATCAAACTTTAAAACCGCACCTTTAGTGTCTTTAAGTAAAATAGTAGTAACAGATGTGCTTTCATTATACTTTATTACATAGTCATAATCAGTATCTGCTACAAACCAGTAAACATCGGCATTAGCATCGTCTGTAATAGCGCCAATAGTCTTAGCGTTATCAGTAAAAGTCTGACCTGAAACATTAGTATTTCCTTTTAGGTTCTCTACAGCGCCTACGCCTGCGCCTTCAGATGCGCTCACCTCAACATTCAAAGCATCCCGATATTGACCATCTGGTATCAGACGCTCATCCAGGTCTTTGTTCATAATCCCTGCTATGAAACTCTTAATTAACTTCATTTAATCCAATTATCTCTTCCTCTTAGTGTCATTAATAATCTACCTGGGTGAATGTTGCTTAGGCGTATCTTAGCATTTCTTAACTTAGACATCTTTTCCTTTTTAGCCCTACGTACCACATACTCCTGTGCGTCTATTCTATTATCTAAAATAGCCCACCTAATGTAGCTATACAAATAATCTTCCGCTAGTTTGTTGATAGACACTGAATCATCAGTTCCGTTTTCCATACCATCAGATATATATTCCAATACAATAGATTGTGCCTTTACGCCTGAACTAAAGTTAATAACACCTGCAGACTTATTTATCCTAAAGCTGTCATTGATATTTGCATTTTCCGTCTGTAGTCCGTAATATCCTCCTACACCATAACTAAAATACCAAGAGCCATCTAGGTTCCAGCCCCACTGCCCATAGCGCACTCCTGAATCTAAGAACTGCTGTTTAGGTAATCCCGCTAATCGGGCTCTATCCAGCTGTGAGTTCCCAGCCTCCAGCACTTCTCCATCCTGATCAAATAATAAGTCTCCGCTATTGTCTTTTAAGTATTCAGCCGAATAGTTGATCTTGCTATTTTCATGCAGTGGATATAAAACGCCGTCTTTTTCTACCGATATTCTTACATAGTTAACATAGTCAGCAGGTAAAACAAACTTAAGGTTCTCATCCATAGACCTTTGAAGTACCTTTATGTTCCTTAATGCATCATAATTTATTTCTTGAATACCTCTTTTTGCATGAAATAAAACCGTGTACCTATTGACGTTATTAACAAGATTGGTATCTCCAACAAACATCAACATGAAGTTATTAACAATATCTTTTAAGGTAACGAACTGATACTCACCCCAGTTAGCATTCTCTGGAACAACACCTTCGTTAGTATAATATTTATAATTTGTTATATATGCCATTATGTTTCTTGTTGATTATTAATAGCTTCTTCTTGTGCAGCTGCCTGAACTACTGCCATCTCCCGTATGTTAATACCTGCGTATTGTAATATCTTTAAAGTAAGCTCCACATGGTCTGATTCAGGAAGTTCAAAGTCTTGGTAGTCGGTTGCCGACTGATTAAATACTGGTGATCCGCCTACTGTATTGTAAGTCCACTTAGGAGCTAAGGGATATCTCACGTACTGAACAACAATTTCACCTGCTCCTATAGTGTCTGGATAGACAGTAATAGAATTTCCTGGAGCCGACACTGTGGCCCCATTCATATAATAAGCAGGATAAGTGGTAGTAGGTGCGGTAAGATGTGAGGCTGTTAATAGTTTTATTTTGTTTTGCTCTACCCTCTCTACTTCGGTGTTGCTATTATATAGAACAGTATTCAAAGTATACCAGTTGGTAGGTAAAGTAAAGACGTTTGCTGCATTTGCTAAGGCTACCGATTCATAAGTAAAGAGATCTATTACTTCTGCTAATTGCTTAGGAATATCAGCATATCCACTATTGGAAAGTCTTTTATTTTGAAGGTTAAGTGCGTTCTTATAGTTATAAAAATACTATTCAAATACCTCTAGCTGTTCTTGCTTTGCAAATAGATTAAATTCTTCAGGTGTGACGTAGCCATTATTGTCCTTGTTAAGAACTGCCATGACAGTATTTCTTACTGTATTGATCATCTAAAAATTCTTTAATACAAAGATAGCAAAAAAAAAGAGCACTCTTAAAAAGTGCCCCTTTGGTTGGTTTAAAGCTAATCCGCTTTTTGTTCGTTTTCTTGATCCGCCTCTAAATAATATTGTTGGCTACAAAAATACTCATAATCAAAAGAAGAGGGATTTAGTGGTTTATAAACTAAATTTTTATGAACATCAATAGAGCATATACTACATGTAAACCAACCCATCTTTGCAAAGGGTTGAAATCTATCTTCACTCATAATAATGTATTTTACTATAATAAAGATAATAAAAAAAGAGCACTCTTAAAAAGTGCCCTTCTTTATTAAATGAGAGTAAATCTCTTAAGCGTTAACAATAGAAACCATTACATACGTTGACATGTCGTGATCATAAAAAGGATTAGTCCATGAAGTTTGTAAAGCTGCTTTTACTGCATTTTGCAATCCCAACATAACTTCCATACCGTCTGTTGCCTCGGTGGTAATAGTAGTAAGAGTGCCATCAGTATAATAGATGCCATTTGTACTTCCGTCCCCCGCAATACGAGCGATGGTCTTGATGCCTTCAATAGCAACTATTTGTTCGCCTGAAAAAGCGGCTGCTGTGTTTCCTGTAATGTTTAAAAACTTTTGCATAATAAAAAAAATTTAAGTTGTTAATAAAAATAAAAGACAAAGGTACATAAAAAAAGGGAAGCCTTAACTTCCCTTTAACCAATAAATAGTTTCCATTACGAAAACAAACACTTACTATTACGTAAGTTTCTTAAAAAAGTTTCTATTTACTTTAGTTTTTTATCTAGCATTTCCATTACTTCTATACCTTCATCGGTCTGAAAATAAGCCGCTAATGCTGAGACGGGTTTTTCATTAAAAGGAATGGTTAATAGTTTTTTCTTATTATCCTTTAAAGCAAAATAGATATCTCGTTTTTTATTTCTTAATGATAGAAGACCACCCTCAAAAGACTTAGATGCTAAATCCTGTAATTTCAACATTGGATCATCAAGCATTTCTAAAAACTCTACAGGGTTGTGTCGAGCATACATACGCACATCTCTTCTAATCTCTGCGCTGCTTCTCTGGTCTACTCTAGCCCCCATTAATACTCTAGCTATAGATTCAGACATGCTTATGTCCATCTCTTTAGCAGCTATCTCTGCATCCAGCTCTACATCCATATTAAATACATCTTGAGACGCATCCTTTTCGGTGTTAACTTCTTCAAAGACTGTTCCCATTCCTGGGTGGTAGTTTAAAAATCTTTGTAATACTATGTTGTTTTTAGGAACTCTTAAAAATCCATCTTCAAATACCACAGGTTCTAATATAGCATTATCATCCTGCTCATCTTCAAATGGGCTCTTTTGGTTTCTAGCATAACGAAGGGTTCTGTTTACTCCTTTATCTTCGTCAAAATACATAAGTGGTGAACGTCTTGTGTTGCGAGATGCTAACATAAAACTCAAGGGAGTGGCTTTGGATTTAAGCACATAAATCCTGTCTTTTCTTTCTAATTTCATTTGATTTAATTTAAGTTTTAAAAAAGGGGGAGGGGTTAACCTCCCCACAGTAATTATAATTTACTTCTTAAGCTTTAAAGATAAAGAAGTTATTTGCACCCATTGTACAAAGCGCTCTTTCTGATAGGAAGTTAACCTCCATAGCATCAAGATCACTTGTAGCGGCACCGCCAGCAGAACCAGTTATCCATGTTTTGTAACGTCTGTCTTCAGTTTCTGAAGCTCTGTAACGAACATGTAAGAATGGTCTACGAGCATTTTTCCCCATCACCTGATCATAAACGTTAGTAGATCCCGCAGGAACTAATACTCCGTTTACTGCACCACCAACAAGACCACCTCTTAAGGTAGCATCGTTAAGGTACTTCCAGTCAGACTTGTAAAAGTCATAACCTCTTCTAAAACCAGTGAATCCTAAGTTAAGGGCCATCTCTTCGTCATTATCAAAGAGTCCATAAGATGTACCACCCGCTCCATAAGAGTTTTGAGCAGCCAACATGTCATCAATATCAAATCCCATTTGTCTGTTAACAAATAGAACATTTTCTTGAATAGAACCTTGCTTATCTAATCTTTGGATAATAGCATCAAAATCAGCCAATGAATTTGGATTACCACCAGAATATACATTCCCATTATTTTCAATAGTGTAGAACATACCGTCTGTACCTTGGTTTCCTAGTTGACCTGTAGCTGAAAGAGCCTCTACACCTGAACCTACTCCTGCTGGAACACCTTCAATCATCGCCATCTCAAGATAATCGTCAAATCTTAAACGAGTCTCATGCTCTGACTTAATATACCATAGGTATCCTGAAGCTCCATTTTCAGAAGTTACTTCTACCCATCCAATTTGAGCCATATCAGAACCAGCGACAACATATTTGTCTTTGATAATAATCGGCTTGTTAGAAAAGATATTAGGATCAGCTTCTAATGAACCGTCCATTCCGTCTGCTCCTTTGTTAAATTCAGAACCATAAACGAAAACTATGATGTTAGTAGATGCTTGCATCCCTGCTGCTTGTCCACCAGCTTCATAATAAGCTACCGTCACGTCATTTGTGTTAGACGCAATAGTAATAATTGCTTTATTACTAGCTGAAGATCCTGCCGTACCATCAGATACTAAGATAGTTTGACCTACTCTTAAGTTGTGAGCCGTAATAGCTAATACCGCAGTATCTGAAGCATCAGCAGTAACTGTAGTCACTCCTTCGTATTTTGTATGTAATCTTCCTTGCTCTTCCCATTTAATAAGGTCAGAGTTTGTTGGAAGTTCAGCACCTACCATCCTTAAAAAAGCTGAGATTGATCTATTTCCATATCTCTCAAATTCTTTTTCATAGGTATCAGGTAAGTACTGTTGTAACCAAGTAAATTCTGCACTTGTCAGATAATTATTTGGTAGTGTTGATTTGCTAGCGGACGGAGTTAAACTATACGTCGGACTAGCTGCGACTGAACCTGCCATTTTTTTAAATTTTTAGTTAATTATTATTTTCTACTTTTTATTCGTAGCCCAGATCCATGAGTGGTCTCTATTGCTCTTACTTTTAATCCTCCTGTAGATACATTTTCTGGCGACTTTCTCACAGGCATATCTACATTTTTAGACTCCCGTGTTACATCACCTATTGCATCTGACATACCTTGTTCATAAAAGAACTTGGCAAATGCCTCTGGATTCATAGCAACAGCTAAAGACCTGTGATATGCATTAGCATCCTTAACATAGCCATCCTCATTAACATGTGTGTTGATGAAGTTAGTTACATCAGACTGAGATTTTTTTAGTTGCTCTGGCGTACCAGGCTTGAAAACCATTTGCTTTTCTCCTACGGTGAAATCAAAACCTTTGAAATCATCAGAGAACAGCTCATTTGTTTTCTCTAAAAAGAACTCCTGTCTTTTCTTGTTGTGCTCTTGTATATCACCCTCTTTCTGAGCGTGTTCCTTGTAAGCTTCAAAGTTTTTTCTTTCTTCTTCCGTAGCTTGGGATCCACTTGACTCAAGCGGCGCACCATACTGCTCCTTCTGTTTATTAAAATACTCTTTAGCTTTTACAAGCTCCTCTTTCTTGGCAATCTTGATCTTTCTTACATCCGCCTCTTCATCTAAATCTTCATCATACCCAAACCTGTTATTTAACTCAAACTTTACGTCATCATTATCTAAGTGAGTCTTGGTTTCAGACCAGTAGTCTGCCAATAACTTATCTGGCTCTAATTCGTCAAGATCTTGATTCATTCTCATAAAATCCGTAAGACCTCTGCCAGTATCTTGCTTATACTTAAGGAAAGCTGATACATCTTCTGGAAGATCTTCATTATTTTCCCTTTGCGTAAGCAAATCATCAATAGAATTAATATCCTTATTATATCTATCTTTAATATATGAAAGAACATCGCTGTCCCCTAATTCGTTTTTTGTTTCAACCCCTACCTCTGTAATGGGTTGATCATTTGTGGCACCTTCTATTACCACTTCCACATTTTCATCGTGAGGTTTCTCAGTACCCTCAGTTTGCTGTTCGTGTTTTGCGAGAAGCTCTTGTTCGATTTGCTGTGAAGACTTTTCTTGGTCTCCGCTAACTTCTCTTACTTTAATACCATCCATTATATTTGATTTGATTTTAGTTAGTTACAAAGTTAAGAAACTTTTTCCATATTTTTACCTAGGTTCAAATTCTGCTAAATCAAAGCCATCTAAGCTGTCTTCATTGGATTCAAAATTTATAGGCGGAAGATCTTGTTTCCTCTGTTGGATCAGCTTAGATTGCTGAGTATTTTGTTGTGATATCCTACTGTCTTTAGCTACCTCCCTTTCGTTCTCCCTGGTTTTTAAGGCGTCTGCCTCAATCCCTTTTAGCTGCATATTCATCTGAAATTCCTCAGCCATCAGCTCTTTTTTAAGGTCAGCCTCTGCATTCATTTTCTCTATTTCAAAGGCTATCTCGGCCTGCTTGACTTGGATTTTAGCCTGCATTTCTGCCTGTGACTTTTGCATCGCCGCCTGTGCTGCTGCCTGCTGGGATTGCATGTTTATGTCGCCCTGCATCTTCATCTTTTGGTTTTCCCTATCGACATCCTGCTTTTCTTTGTTTTTCCTTTTTACCTTCAATAGCTCATTAGCCATCTTGATGTTTTTAAGCTGACGGATATCTATAGCATCTTCTAAAGTTATCTGGTCTCTACTTAGCGCCATCTGAATATTTGCTTCCAGCTGTGCCTTTTGTTCTTCATCGGGAGAGACTTCTATAAAAATACCAAAGTCATGTAGGTATAGATTAGAAATGTCTTCTAAAATATTAACATTGTATTTACCTATTTGATTAGCAAATTCTTCTCGGAATCCTGAATACTCCAGCACATCTGCTATTCTGCAGGATAATGCTTCCGATAATTTCTTAGTTATAAATAAGCTGCTATCAAGAATATGTCGTGTAGCAGTATTTGAATTTAATGCCGCTAGCTTTTGTACTCCCACTAAAGCATTAGGATCTGGAGTAGAGCCATCCCTAGCTTCATTGAGTCCCGTTACATCCCTTATCATATTAAGGTAATGATTGTAGGTGCTTATAAGACTAGCCATCTTTGCTTGTCCGCTATTGGAGTTAAGCTCCTGAATAGGTATACGTGCGTGATTAAACTCTCCGTCTTGGGTAAAGCTTCTTCCGATCACACTACCTGTTTGAAAATACATCTTAAGAGCGTCCTCTGGATTATAAGCGGCCCCTGTACCTAAGTCTACTTCATTTAGTCCGTCTGCGTCTATGTATACGCCATCTGGGACTACTTTAGCTATTACCTGCTGAAGCTTAAGGTGTGTCATCTGTATAAGGTCAGCGAAAGTTATCATCCTTCTTACCAGCGACTCCACTACGCCTTTATACATTCGTGGCGCAACGCCAATGTAATTAGGAAGTGCATACTGAGAGGCAGACTTAGGTCTGACCATGTTTTTAGCTAATTGCCATTTTAATAAATAGTCACTCCCTAACACCAATATACCTTCATACCATACATCTATTCTTTTTTCTATGCGCTCAAATCTTTCTTCTGTTCCTTGGGGTGGATTAAAACCTTCGTCTTTACGGATCACTCTATCTCCGCCATTTTCTAAATACTTCTTTTTATAAACAAACTTTTTATCTGTCTTATAATTAAAGTAAAGAAGCGTTACTATATCTTTTTGGAAAATATCATTTTGATACTGCTTAGTAATACCATAGTAATTATACCACCCTGAGCTGGTTTCAGCAATATTTTGTAATTCTTTTTTAGTAATATCTGGCTTTATCTTTATCAACTCAGTAATAGCTACCTGCTTGACTTCTCCAAAGTAAAAGCAATCCTCAAAATAAGGAGACTCTGTATAGCTATATATTAAGGTTGATGGATCTACGTAGTCTACTTTTATTCCAGAATTAGGCAAAAACTCATGCTTAACCCATCCCACACCTACAGTAGTAATGTCATAATTACACCTTTTCTGTATGTCTGAATAATGATTTTGTTCTAGTATGGTATTAATAGCTTCCTCTTCAGCTATCTCAATGCCAGGTTTGTAGTTAAGCTGCATGTGTAGCTGTAGCTCCTGGTCGTCAGCGGGAAGATCTTCAGCTTTAGTATTAAAAGCATTTATCCCAAACTGCTCTTGCGTCTGAAGAAGAAAGTCTTTAGCTACCATATCCTCTTCTATCATGTCTTGATATCCCTTTCGCTGTTCGGCACTCATGGCGTCCTGAGCGAAAGCTTGTACTGTAAACAGCCTATCCGACATGCCGTTAACAACGATATCCACAAACTTAGGGATGATAGGCACTGGCGTCCAGTCTAGGTTTAAATATGATAAATCTCCGTCTACTGCTAATTCTGATTTATATTTAGATACGGACTGCTCTCCTCTAGCGTAGAGTCGTAGTTTATGAAAGTCTGCCCACTGGTTGTAATACCTGCAGCTATTTCCAGACCTCTTAAACCACTCATACTGTATGGCTTTTCCTACTTGTAATCCATAGTCGTTAGATGCTTTTTGTGCATCTGTAGTGAGTTGATTAGGGAAAGTTATAGGATTTACCGATATGATAGGTTGCTTCATTTATTTAATGATTTGGCTAATGTTTCCTTTATTACTATACCTTGCAAAGGTAACAGATATTTTTGACTCTTCTTTAGTAGGTGTATAAATATGCTTTTGGTTAGCCATGATCGCAAGTCCTGAGCTTATAGACGCATCGTGTCGTGTCCTGTTATTAATGTCAAATTTCGCCCAATCCATCAAAGTTCGGGTAAAGAACATGCTTCCCATTTCTGTAGAATCTCTATAGGTCCCCTCTAAGTCCATACCTACTTGCTTTTCAATGTAAGACTCAATAGCTGAAGCATGAGCTTGCTTAATATCTTCAGAAGTGTTAGGGATCCCCCCTAATTCTTTTTCACTTTTTGAAAGCTTAACATAAGAGCGATCAGGCCTATTCATACAGAACTTCCTATATCCTCGGTTTTTGAAATGGTAAAGTATTCTAGCTTTATTGTTTTCAATAAGGGCAGGCATTCCATAAAAAACACACGCCATAAGTACTTCTTCAAAAAATATCTCTGCTGTCTGTGGTCGGGCGATGTATTCTAAAAAGAACTCATTAGAGGGAGCGTTATCCATGTTAAATTTAGTCATGCCATGTAAAGAGCCATTAGACGCCCTGTTATATACCGTTCCTGAAATATCATAAGGATCACACCCAAAGGTGCCAAGGTGCTCATTTCCAGGGAGATACTTTCCGTTTCTCTTTAATACATTGTTTCTTAATGCAGGTTCAGGTATCCAAGATATTAAAAACCGT